CTAATTGCCGGTAGACCCAAAACCACCTGAGCCACGTTCAGTATCCTCAACGATACTAATCTCCTCGATAGGTGGCGTCTCACAACGCTCTAGAATGAGTTGCGCAATTCTATCACCCTTCTTGATTTCAAAGTCCTTCAATCCATGATTAAATAGAATGACTTTAATTTCACCGGTATAATCTGGATCAATCACACCCGCACCAACATTGATGCAGTGCTTTGCGGCTAACCCTGAGCGGGGAGCTACACGACCGTATACCCCTGGTGGAAGAACCACTGTAATACCAGTTCCTACGATTGCTCTTCCAGCCTGGCTAGGAACCATGGCATCCTCGGAGCTATATAAATCATATCCCACAGAATGATCAGACCCACGAGTAGGCACAATAGCATCGTAACAGAGCTTCTTGACCCCGAGGGACATCTACTTGTATCACGCCTCACATCCTTAAGTCTGTGAGCATCTGTAGTATCGTCTCATGACCCTTCAACTTGGCGTTAGATAGTGGTGTCATACCACTATGCGACACCTTGTTGATATCAGCTCCGGCATCAATCAGTATCTGCACAGTTGTCTCGTGACCGTATTCAGTTGCTGTTAACAACGGTGTCCACCCAATATCATCAGTCTTGTTAATATCCACATTCGCTGTGATTAGAGCCTTCACTACCCCATCATGACCGTTTTGGGCGGACATATGTAGTGGTGTCGAACCATTATGATTACACATATTGATGTCAGCACCCGCCTCGATCAATGCTAGTACATCTTGCACATGACCAAATTGGGCGGCGATTAATATACCTAATTGCATCATATTTATAATACGGCTAACATCCTTAAGTTGATGGTTGACCAAATCTAGGAGATATTCCTTTTCTTATTCGCTCCTTCATTACAATTTGTAATAGAAATCCAAATATGTATACCAACATCTTATACTTACTTCGCATATTTTTTCTTCTCGTCATCAGTGAGAGCTCTCCACATCTCCCCTAGTTTTTTACCAGTGTCGGTAAATGTGATGTCAGGGTTCTCCTTGGTAATCTCGGGTCGCGTCTTCTTGCAAAACATCATGTACGCATTGGGTGCACGCTTGGGTTTAGCTTTTTCGTCTTTAGTCATTCTAATTATGGATTAGATTTAAATCTTTAATTGTACTTCAAAGCTGGGTTCTTCTTCGAATAGGTGAGGGCACAAATACCACAACTGAAAATATTTATGAAATACTGACACCCAAGGATGTGTAATTTCGTGTAAATACTTTCATGTGCATAAAAGTACGACAAAAATAGTGTCATGCATGACTCATACCCTACCCGAATCAATATATTTGACGCGTGATACATATCATTTATTGTGGGATATATGAAACTCGTTCTGGGTATAAGTCTTCGGATAGTGAGTAGAGATGTATCAATTTCAACTATACCCACAACACCAACAACAAAAGCCTCTTCGGGATACATGAGGGGTCTAAGAAGAGCTAGAAGACATACTAAATGATGAAGTATGATTAACTTTCTAAATGTATGTACAATCCTAGGCTGGATAATTATCCACGTGAGGTCAAAAGACATATAGGTGGTGAGAGCATGTGTCAAAAACATTGGATATACGGTGTATCCAAACAATGTTTCAGCTAGACATAATACAGAGAATGGTGCGAGAAACGTTAATGATGCCACATCATGAATAAGAATGACTTGGTCCTTATTCATATTGTGATTATACAATATTCTTTTTTTATACATTTAACTCCGTAATGAAGATAACAACCATCGTCTTCTTTTATATCTCCATCTAATGTGTCTATAAATAATATAGGTCATTATAGTCACTCCACCACCTATAAGGAATATAGTCATATAAATTCATATACTATATCCTTTATGCACTCAAAGGGTTTCGAACCCCTGACCTCAAGCTTACTAAGCTTGCGCTCTACCACTGAGCTATGAATGCGATACCGAGAACCCAATTCCCCGGTACGCCCCCCACGCTGATTAGTATACACATTAAATCTTTAAGCATTTGGATTTTGGTTCAAATGCTATATTTTCCTCGAGTTCTTTACGTTGTTTCATCTTCTTGATATCAGCACCTTGGCAATCGTGTCTGGCCAACTGAATACAACTCGGACAAAAACTTCCCTCACAGTATTTACAATCGATTGGGACACCACATTTTTTCCGACAACGTTGGCATGGCATTGCTATACTTAATTGAGATAAAGATTTTAATAGTGTTTAGTAAAGAATATGTCACTCACTTACGCCTTCAGTAAGCCAATCCCACCTAAACTGTCTGAATATAAACGCCTTAAAAAGACACTAAAAACTTCTACAGCTGGATATGGTTCCGCTTTGAGTGCATCTTATTTTATTGCTCAGGGTGCCGAACAAGGTGTATCTGCCATGTTGGGTGCTGTCACATCATATGCGTATATATGTCTTCTATCCGATCGAGTAGATAATTTTGAAAAGTCGACAATTCAGAAGGAGTTTTTAGCACCTTTAGGTGCGGCTGCTTTTGAAGTGTCGTGGAATAATGCACCCTTTGCATTTGATTTTGATTATGGAGCCACATTTCTCGGCTTTTTAGCTTATAAATTCGCCCTCACCACAGTTCTATACGAGACTGTCAGGGGTATGTTAATCACCGATAGTGAATCTTTCTACGACACAGAGGAGAAGAATTACACCGACCCCAATGATTGGACCGATGAAATCTTTGTTAAATTCAACGCAGACGAGCCAATTCACGAGCCACCCGAACAACGCGACGGGGTGAATGCTGATTGAGAACCATGCGTTGAAGCTTGGAACGGTTCTCATATGAGAGACCCTTCATCGCACCAATACGTTTATTGGCTTCCTCCTTGGTGAGAGGCATAGCCTTCTTTGAAGGTTTGGGCATGGGCATCACAGCCACAACAACCTTGCGTGTAGGGGTTACGACCCGGTTGGTGACCATAGTCTTCATGAAGTTCATGGCAACCTTCCTGTCGAACACCTTCTTCTCGGCACGCTTCTTAGCCGCTACCTGCTTCTTGGCAGCCTCGGGGTACAACTTGGCTAGGGGGACGTTGTTCATACCATCGTTGCTGGCCTTGGCCTTAGCCTTGATGGAACCACATAACTGCTTGACAGTTTTCTTTCCGGCGTTGGGAACACCGTAATTTTTCGCAACCTTCACCACATCTTCCTTCTTGTGGAGACGGCACTTACGCTTACCGAGCTTGAGATCACCTGCCTTGTCCACAGATACGAGTACTGGAGTCATTGTTTACTTATTACAAAGAAAAAAGTATAGCACGAGCTCTAACCCTTTCTATATCTATGGTGCTTCCCACCACTTCTGGGTACGGCATAATCCTAAAAATTTCAGTATCCAATTCAAACGACAAATCAGAATTCTCTTCACTTCTCAAGAGTTCCTCAATCTCGAGGACACGGTTCTGTTTTTTTGCTTTCGCGAGTTTCTTAATCTCGATGATACGTTCCCTTTTCTCACGCTTTTTAAGAACTGAGATCCACCGCCACACTTCACGTTGCATGTCGGGGCATAGTGGCGCAGTCGCCTGACAGAAAGCAATACGGAAAAGGTTAGACATTTAAAAACTATAATATTCCCGTTCCACTTAGGTGTTTAAAGAGGAACCAATACTTCTTTATATATGAACTGGTGTTTAAGTAAGAGAGCTTTGTCAGGTGTCGACGATTCAATTCCAGTTTTCAGTCTATCCGGTTATAATGGGTATGCTAGAATAACGAGTGTATACGATGGAGATACATTTAATGCAATTATCATGAAGCATGGACGCGTTCTAAAATTCAAGTTTCGCACACTTGGGTACGATTCAGCAGAGATGAAACCCAGTCTCGCCATGCAAGAACGAAATGAGCATATTTACTTAGCTAAACTTGCGCGAGACATGTTTAAACAAGAATGTGGTTTCGATGATCGCGTGGTCCCCCAATTATGGAACCCATTCATGTGTAAAAATAAAGTAAACGGGTGGATATGGATTGAATGTGGTAAAAATGATAAGTATGGTCGCCCTCTCGTGACCGTATATCGAAAAAGAGGGGATAAAATATCTGTGAATCAAAAGATGATAGCATCAGGGATTGTAAATCTCTATGATGGTAAAAAGAAAGGGGTGTTTAATTATTAAAAAAATATTCATACTCTCTCAACTCTGACGCAGACCAACATGGATTTAGTTGAGTTCGTTAAGCCTCACCATAGTCCCAGTGGCAATATATTCATCAATCTTGGAGCAAATTGAAGGACCAAAACCCTTGATATGCCTCACATCATCACCAGACGAAACTTCAAAGGTGAGTTCGCGGAGCTTATCCGCTGCCTTCCAGTAGGCTTCAGTTTTGTACATTGTTTCCGCGTGGTTGCCAAGTCTGATGAAACATTTAGCGAGTGTCGCGTTATTGAAGTTGAGGTAATCGTCAATCTTCTTAGCGATAGACTTTCCAATACCTGGAAACTTTATAGCCTCCTTACCACTGGTGATCACATGAGAAAGATTGTAGATGGTATCACCAGCCTTGGTGTATACGTCGCACTTGAACTTGTCTTCAGCCTTCTCAGCACATTTATAGAGCATTCCAGCGAGTCCAGCATTTTGGGAGATAAAGTACCCACTGTCAGTTGAACTACCATCTTCAGAGCAATCATCTTCGTCGTCAGACTCATCATCTTCGGAAAAGTTGTTTACGTCTTCATCGTCACCATTGGATGCGATAGACTCAGAGTCGGAGCTTTCAGACTCTTCATAGTCTGAGTCCAATTCATCGAGATACTCGTTAATCTTTGCCGCGATTCCATTACCAATGCCATTGAGATGCATTAAACTTTCACCACTTTCAACCGGGTAAGATAGGTCAGCGACAGTAGTCGCAGCATTTTGGTAAGTAGCTGTCTTGTGAAAATCAGAAGTCATTCTCCCGAGCTCAGTTAGACGCTCAACAATACCGACGTTTGCAAGGCGTTTGGAGTAGGGAGTCTTAACCCCAACTTGTGCAGTTGTTTCAAAGAGAGACCGGTTCTTGTACTTGAGCTCATTGAGCTCATTGAGAGCATTGACCTTCTCTTCACTGGCTTCAGTGAAGAGCTTCTTCAGTTGTTCAATCTTGTTTCGAGATTCAGAGTTCTCCTTCTCGAGCTTGAGGATGTAGTCAGTGATAGAGTGGGAGTTCATGGGGCCAGACATTGTTGAATGTTAGATGTACTTGACCTTGGGTGAGGTCAACTTAGGTGTTTAAAGATGAAAATCTTTGATTATAAAAATGGCTTCTCTTGCTTCACCTATTTACACTCAAAAGACGCCTACCAAGTTTCTTCAAAAAAGAAAGAGGTCTAACAGACGCCTTGTCAGACCTAGACAGGTCCAAGCTACCCTCCCAAACCCCGACCTTGCGAACTATGCACAACTCCAACTTGTTACCTGGATTTTACCCATGACAATTGCAGGTCGTTTGCTCAAGGTGAATTACCCCGATATCGCAATTGGTCTCACTGTCATGACTGTGGCAAAACTAACTCTCGCAGCCAATGGTATCATTAATTATTAAAGATAATCTATGTCTCTACTAAGATGCTAACAAGACTTTTAATTGTACGACCCAGTGTTCGTGTACACGCTAAGAAAGATGATTTCGTAGCCCCTGCAGATGCACCAGGTGAGGGGAATAGGCGGTTTCCAAAGTGGGATGAGTTGGGACCATGTGAAGACCCACCTAAAAAGAAGCCCATGGAAAAGGAAATGAACCCCATTAAGAAGTTTCTCATGAAAAAGTTCAAGATTGAAGAGATTGATTATGACAAGTTTAAGAAAGAAAATATGTGGGCGATTCACCCCGATGAAAAGAATGAAGATAAAGAATAAAACCCCTATATATTAAATGTTTCTCACCTTAACTTTTTTCATTCCTCCTCCTCCTATACGTAGTGTCAGAACCCGTGTATTCAATGACCCTGTACAGTATGATGTAGAAATTAACGCAGCTCGTGGGTTTACATTTCCTAAAGCAACTAAAAATAAAACCAAGTCTAAAAAAATTAAACCCACCATCAAGGTTGACCCTGCTCAATTTGATGTAGAAGAAAATTTAGAAAGGCACCTACCTAATTGGTAATCACCTCAATTTTGAAATTTTTACCGAATCCACCTATACGAATCTTCCCCTCATCCACAAGACGCTTAATCTTGCGACCAACCTCTAGGTTGTCGTCGTACGCCTGGTCGTGTTCTGGAGTAGCTGGTAAATTTGGTACGAACATGTTAAATGCCACCATTTTCTGAGCCATTGAGAGTTCTTTATCTTGGAGTATACCTAAAAGGTTTTTGGGAATCTTGGAAAGATCCATTTTAGACAGACTTGAAAGATCCATTTTATATTCAAAGAGGGGTTTTTCTTTAACTGAAGCCCTAAGTGAAATCGATTCCTGGTATTTCCATCTCACAACTCAAAATGAAGAACACTACCATCATCAAAGCTGAACCCGGAAACTATGTGCTCTCCCTTAACGATATTGAAAATGGACAATTTGTTCTTTCCAAACACCCCGTTGTCGCCTTTCACATCGTGCCGTATTACGATGAAAGTCGATATGAGACTCGTCCAATCACAGTAATTGGAGGTCCTATATTCGTCAAACCCACTCTATTGACCCCCGATGGTGTGGTGTACGAAGAAGACTGCACCCCATGCGACTTGGACACCCACATCAAGTGTCTCACTGCACGTCATGGGGACAAACTCGAGTTTCATGTGAGTATGGATAGACTCTAGACCCTAGAATTGTAATAATTAAACCTAAGTGAAGTCACTTCCCGTCATATTTCCAAGTAATAAAAATGTCTTTCACTTTCGATGACGAACCCGTGTACAAGATTGGCGACTCTTTCACCATGAGGAACATCCTCAACATCGTCGATAAGATGAATGCCGCCATGCCCCACTATGAGTTCGAACCTGAACCCGTTTGTGAAGGTGGTATTCGTGTGAAACAATATGGACATGGATACAAGACGTTTCGTCTCAATTTTAACAACTGGCCTTATTTTGGTCGCCATGGTGTGAAAATGGAGGATATCGATACAAAGTTAATTGCCTATGACTTTACTGGTAAGGGGAAAATGTATACCAGATTCAAAACTTTACAGGATGCACCTGAATGGACGAAAGAGGAAGTTAAATGTGTCGATACAATCGTCCGTGGAGAGGGGATGAAGAGAGTTAGGGCTTAGAATTATCTTTTAATACATACACTGGTTGATACGCTGGTACGGAACCCTTTGGTGGTTTCTTACAGAATATCTTACAATCACAACAATCCCTTACACACACGAGTTGCTTTTTAGTCGCGTAACATCGTGTCGGTAACATAATATCTTTGGAGAGGTACCGAACTATTTGATCTATGAGTATCATCCTACTTACTTTTAGGATTTTATTTTATTGCGTAAAATCACAGAGTGAGCATTATTACTAATGCTCAGTATAGCGATTATTCCGATTGCGTTTTTGGGGTTGACGTCTTTGTATTGGATTTGTGTATGTACGAACGCACGCGATGACGTTGATACAAGAAAATGTACTCTCATTCCGGGATAAATGATTTAAAGATTTATATGATTTAAACCTTAGTAAATGGTGATAAATCAAATAAACATGGATGATGTATTGAGGGACTTAAAATATCTGAGACGTGACATTAAGAAAATACACGACATTTTGGCATGCGAAAATTTATATGTTCGTAAGTTCATACAGAAAATTATTACGAAAGTATGTAAAGGGTCTATGTGTTCAGTGAATGGTAAATTATATGAAGATTTATGCTATGGAAACATAAAACATAGTCCTAAAATTGTGGGGCAAGGTGGTGGTTCTTCACATAAACAAGATATATACACACAAAATGGACATATTGAGTGTAAACCTAAAAATTCTCCAGATTGGGGACAATCTAAACTCAATTGGGAAGAAGGTCGCTGGGTACCGGTGAATGAACTTTTTCAACGTTATATGGATAGAGTCAATTTTAAACCACCCCCATTTCTAATCAATAAGAAAATGACACATGATGAATGGATTAAGATTAAACATGATTATAAAGACGAATACTTGCCAGTAGATAATCATGAAATTCAAAATTTCTATAAGAATAAGGGTTGTGCGTACATACAAATAAAAGGGCGCGGATTGTATCATTTGGGAGAAGATCCACTCGAATGGGGAGTTCCCGAATTTAAAGTAGAACAGAGGATACGCATAAGAGTGAAGGTTCATTCCAAGTCTGATTCACACTTATCCGTGACGGCTGCTTTTCAACCCTTAAATATTAAAACACTTGTGCCGAGTGAGTATTCTATAGATGATAGAACACGGCTACCACCTAACCTATGATGACGATTTCAGATGATTCTTTACTCGTATTCATCCCGTACGACCATTTTACTTCACGGATTTCGTAATTTTTATACAAATCTCTGATGTAATCACAATTGTTATATGTCATTATCCAGTTTTTTCTTTTGTTTAAAACCTGAAATAGTTTTTCGTGATTGAAATTTTCATGCATGTCTCCATTTTTTCCATATAATTTTGAGTTTTCATTGAGATAATATGGTGGATCTAAAAATATAAGACCCTTCTTACCCTTTAAAAAAATTTCAAAATCCAGATTATGAAATTCTATATCATTTAGATTGAGATCTTCGGTGCGTTTAATAGATGACTCGGTAAAACGTTTTTTGGAAGATTCGGTTGAAAATCCACCTGAAAGTGTAGCACCACTAAATGAACATCTGTTAATCACAAAGTATTTATATCCTTGTATAAAATCATCTGTATCTTCCATTATTGTGTCTCTCATCGTATTAAATATAGATTTTGATACGACGTTAAGAAGTTTTCGGAGCTCACTACATAATTCAACCTTACGTGTCTGAACAGATTTCCAAAATGATATAAGAGGTTTAAACTTATCATTGACTATAAGTTTCGAGTCATATTTGGTACGTAGAAAAAACTCAAAAGAACCCCCACCAAAAAAAGGAGATATTACAACCGATTTATCAAAACCTTTTTCATTAATAATTTCATCTAAAATATTACACGCTCTCGTTTTACCACCGGGATACCTAAGAGGTGATTTCATATACTATACACTTTATAAATCTTTAAATCAGATATTTAACGTAAATCTTTATTACACGTCTAACTAAAAGTACTAACAATATCACTGAATGTATCTTCATCCGTGAAAGGTTTCAAGATATCTATGATAGCTTCATTTCCATTACATACCGCACCGACCAACCCTGGATACGCCATGACCTCCATGTATTTTGGGTAATGTTTACCGAATGCGGTTTGACACGTGTTAATAAACACATTTAACATCTCAAGAGCGAGTGCTTTGTCTTTCTTGATGGTGATCCAGTAAATAATGAAGTTTTCTTCATCATCGTTTCCGTTTCCAGCATCTTCGTACACGTGATTGACGTGTTCGAGGATTTGGTGTTCAAGCTGACGAAGCCCGTTGAGGTCGCCGCTCATGATAGTACGTTGGAGTTCCATGTTTTTTGTTGATTTCTAGGTTTTTTTGGCTTCACTTAGGTTACGTTCTTCTACATAAAGAGGTCGATTCATTCTTTAATTAATAAGGATGGGGCTAATCTATAAAATAACATCTCCAGATGGAAAATCTTATATTGGACAAACAATTAGAACATTTCATAAGAGAGTCTTAGAACATAAAAATCCTAATTCCAAATGTCCTGTTATAGCTAGAGCTATTTCTAAATATGGACCAGAAAATATGAGTTTTGAAATCGTGGAGGATGATATTCCAATGGAACAACTTGATGAAAAAGAAATGTTTTACATAATAATGTTTAACTCACTCACACCGAATGGATACAATTTAACGGGTGGTGGTCAGGACGGGAAGTTTTCTGATGAAGGTAGAGAACTGGTAAAGAATGGTATTCGCAAAGCAAATATTATTCGAAAGGGTTATATTGGAAGTATAATTTGCGTTCATAATAAATATTACCCACTTGATGTAAATAAACAGTCTCTAACTTTTGGTGGTTTTTATGAAAAGAAAGATGCTGAAGATGTTTTGATTGCTTACACAGAAGATCCCGAAAATCATGTAAAATTCATGTCAAAAGACCATATATCCCTCGTGACAATCAAGGGGTGTGTATGGCGCTGCAGAAGACGTTGGATAGCAGAATATAAGGTAAATGACGTTAAAACGACAGTTGGTTCATTTGATACAGAAGAAGAAGCTCGAACATATTTAGCTAATCACATACGAGATCCAATAAATTACCCCGTAATAAGAAGACCTCGTCTACGAGGGGGTGTCATTAAATCTGGTAATAAATGGGTAGTTAGAGTAAGAGCCAAACCAGTTGGGAAATTTGATTCAAAAGAAGAAGCAGAAAATTTTAAGAGGGAATACATAGAAACTCTCTACCTTAAATCCTTATCCGCCGTAAAGTAGGTCTTCCCCTTAGTGGCGAAACTATGGACCCTAGCATACCCCCACGCTTGTGGAGAGGCTCCCGGACGATGCCCGGTTCTCCACGCAGCGAGTCCCCTGTTGAACACAGTCTTCACAGTCCTCAGAGGAATCTTAGTAGCCTTAGCAATTTCAGGGAGGGATTTAGCTCCCGGATACATTTTCCTAAATTTCTGGGTGTAGGAGGAAGTTTTTGTCTTCTGTCCTTCGTCTGTCTTGAACCCCTTGTAGTCTCGCTTGAGCATCTTTTTATAACGTGTCTCAACCCCCTTGAGAGTTGTAAGCCCCCTGAAATATTTGAGGGGTGCATAGATTTTACCCTGTGTTTTACGCAACTCCTCAACCTTCTTGGTAATGACTGCATCGGTGAGAGGCATCTTACTTTTCACTGAGATATTTTACTGCCACCGCGATACTTGAATATACACATCTACCAAACTTGACCTCCCCCGTCCTAGGGTTGTAGTACCCCTTCATACCATTCAAAACTGCTCTGTGTATATCACCCATATAAAAAATA